CAGGTTGCACAGGAGCTAGTCACCGATGCTGGATTCGACATCACAAGCTACATCGCACAGCAGCTTGGAACCTCACTTGGCCTAAAGGTCAACGATGTTCTAACCACAAAGCTATCCGCTGCTGCTGGATCAGTAGTTCGCGGAACCGCTACCAACTTCGCTGCTTCATACGAGGACTTGATTGACCTTGTATACGGCATCGCTGATGGTGCTCGTGTTCTACCTGGACTTGGTTTCCAGATGAGCAAGACCGGTATCGCTGCTGCTCGTAAGCTAAAGGATGACTCAGGTTCATACATCTGGACCGACTCAGCAGTCCCAGGACAGCCAGCAACCTTGCTTGGCTACCCAGTATTCGAGAACCCAAATGTTGCTGCTGTTGGAACTGCTGCTAAGTCAGTATTGTTCGGACACCTACCATCATTCAAGGTTCGCGTTGCAGGTGGAATGAGAGTTGACCAGTCAGCTGACTTCGCTTTCAACACTGACACTGTGACCTACCGAGGCCTAATGCGAGTTGATGGTGGACTAACCCACGCAACTCACATCGGTTTCTACCAGGGTAAGTAATTAGCCCTAGCTAAATAAGCTGACAAGCCCCAAGCGTGTAGGTTCGCTTGGGGCTTGTCTTTTGCTAGGATTAGGCCATGCCTACTACTAAAAAAGAGAAACTCAACGGAGCTGTAAGCCTTTGGTCAAACAGCTATAACGCCCCAACCGGATACGGCCAGCAAGCCACACACTTGCTAGACAATCTCAAAAGGTCTGGGCTCGATGTGCAGATGTTGTCTAACTACGGACTCGAAGGTGTGCCGACAACCATCCAAACACCTTTTGGAAAAGTGCCACACTTCCCAAGGGGCATTGACCTTTACAGCAACGATGCTGCACCGATAGATCACGCGAACCTTATTGCCAAAGACCCTGACAAGCCAAACCTGTTTATCAGCCTTTACGATGTTTGGGTTATGCAATCAAAGGGCTATGACAAGTTCCCTATCGCCTCATGGGTTCCACTAGATCACATGACTATGCCACTCAAGGTAGAGCAGTGGCTTCGCAAACCTAATGTCACGCCTATTGCGATGGCACCTCATGGTGTTAGGCAGATGACAGCTAAAGGTATCGAGTGTGAGTATGTGCCTCACGCTGTTGACACTAAGACTTACAAGCCAACCTTTGAGATTGGCAAACACGCCATCAACGATTACCTTGGAATCAAAGAGGATGACTTCCTTATTGGAGTTGTTGCAGCTAACAAGGCTTCAGGTCTGATACACAGGAAAGCTTTTGGCGAATTGCTGATGGCCTTTAGCATCTTCTCCAAACAGCAACCAGACGCTTTGCTTTATCTGCACACCGACCCTTATGGTATGGCAGGTGGCTGGAACCTTATTCAGATTCTGCAATCACTTGGTATTCCAAAAGACAAGGTGCTACTTCCTAACCCACAGGACTACCGCTTTGGCATGGCTAAGAAAGACCTTGCAGCCATCTACACGAGGATGGATGTGCTACTTGCCCCTAGCTATGGAGAAGGCTTTGGAGTGCCGGCACTAGAGGCTCAAGCTTGTGGCACAAGGGTCATTGGATCTAACTGGGCTGCAACCCCTGACCTAATCAGCGAGGACTCATGGCTAACCGATGGACAGCCAAGCTGGGATGCAGGGCAAGATGCCTGGTGGCAGACACCCAACATCCCTAGCCTTGTCAACGCCCTCAAAGAGTCTTACTACGCCAAGCGAGGCCCATCACAGATTGCTATTGACTTTGCCAAAGACTTTGACATTGAAACTGTTTGGGACAAGCACTGGGTTCCGGTGCTAAAGAAACTACTCAAGTGATTGCCTGGATAAGCCACCATCTGCCTGAGTTTTGGCAGGGAAAGCTTGTCGGCGGTGCCGAGATGTCTGATGCCACCTTGCTTGAGGATGCACCTGTTGAAGTAAAGACATTCCTGCCAAGCCAATGGCGAGAGGCGATGGAGTTTGACCAGGTAGTCATTACGGGCACAGATCTACTAGACGCAGAGGCAATGACAGAGCTGGCAAAGAAAGAACCAGTTGTCGCGGTCCATCACTTGCAAACAAGAAGCCAAGAAAGAGCCAACCTATTCAACTCGGCCAAGACACTTATCTGCCACACACCAAGACACTTAGAGCTAGAGCTTGAGTGGACCAGCCCCAAGCAAAGCACTTGGATCATTAGCTCACATGACCCGAGCTTGTTTACCTCAAAGCCCAAAGAGGACTTTGCCTTGTGGGCTGCAAGATGGCATCCTCAAAAGGGTCCAGAGCAAGCAATCGAGTGGGCACAGCAAGAGAACCTAAAGCTAATCATGATGCACGATAAGACAAGGGCAGAAGTGCTAGAGGCTATGAGCCGAGCAAAGCACTTTGTGTTTCTGCCACAAGGCTTTGATGCAGAGCCTCGCACAATCATCGAGGCAGTCTTGTCAGGTTGCCAGGTACACACAAACGACCTTGCTGGTATCAGTTCGATACCTAATTGGCGTGACCCAGAAATTATGGCGAACTTGGTCAGCAACTCAAAGGAATTATTTTGGCAGACAGTGCTTCACTAGTAGTTGCTTGCTGGGGTCTTAGATACCAGCCCTACATTGCAAGATGGTGGGAAAGCGTTAGAACCCTCAACACCAAGCCAGATGAGATAGTCCTAGCAACCTCAACCGGTGATCCTTGTGGGTTGCTTGCAACTATCCCTGACTGGGTTGACATCCCGATTATCAAGGTAGAGATTGACTCAGATGACCACGATGTAATCTGGCCAGCAGGTGCTAAGGCAGCAACAAAAGACTGGATAGTTGGGATGCCAATAGATGACCAGTATCACCCACAAGCTTTGGACTTCCTTGCAGAGGTAGATGGTGACATTGTTATTGACCGCTGTAAGTTCCTACAAGGTGGCGAGTGGACACCAACCTGGAACACAGAGAACACCCACAGCCGAGGCTTTGCTCCTGCCGGAATTGGACCCTTTAGGCGAACCTTGATGCCAATGTACCTAGAGTGCTTTCAGGCTTATTGGTGTGATTGGCTGTTCTACTTGCTGGCAGTCCAGAGAGGTGTCAAGGCTTACAAGACAGACAACTATCGCATCATTCACGATCTAGGTCATGACCATGAAACTTTGTCTGGAACTAATAGCGACAGTGCAAAGAGGCAGTGGGCAGATGACCAGCTCAACACAGTAAGGGCCGAGCTTGGCCTTTAGAGAGTATGCTTTTTAGCGGATAGACTAGGACAATTATGGCAATCACTAACGGCTACGCCACCTTGGCTCAGGTAAAAGCAGCACTAAGAATTACAGACAGCGTTGATGACCCACTATTGGAGATGGCTATTGAGTCAGGCTCTAGGGCTATTGACGGATACGCCAACCGCAACTTCTACTCATCCGGCTCGGCAGTAAGAGTCTTTACACCCAGCGACAGCTTTGTCACAGAGATTGACGATCTAATCAGTCTGACAACTCTAAAGACAATGACCGATGATGACAGTACCTTTGACACTACTTGGACTTCTAGCGACTACCAGCTTGAGCCACTAAACGGCAGAGCTGATGGACTAATCTCACCTTTCACAAGCATTAGAGCTGTTGGAGATTACCTATTCAGCCAGTTTGAGCAAGAGGCAACTGTGCAGGTCACAGGTGTTTGGGGTTGGTCAGCAGTCCCAATCTCAGTCACCCAGGCAACAGTCATCCAGGCATCAAGGATCTACAAGCGACTAGACAGCCCACTTGGAGTAGCTGGCATCTCGGACATTGGAATCATGCGAGTCAGCAACAGGCTTGACCCAGATGTTGCCCAGCTTGTTGACCCACTACGCAGAATCAGGTTTGCATAGTGGCAAGCATTACCGACCTACGGACAGCCATTGCTACAAACCTCGGCACCATCGTAGGGCTCAGAACCAGCCCTGAGATGCCGGACAACCCCAACCCACCAATCGCCCTAGTCAGACCTGTGACAGTTGAATACAACCAGGCGATGGCTAAGGGTCTAACCAAATACAGCTTTGTCGTTGTTGTTATCGTTGGCCGAGCCGATGAGAGAACAGCACAGCGATCACTTGACAACTACTGCTCATCCACAGGGGCATCAAGTATCAAGAACGCAGTAGAATCAGATAAGACACTTGGTGGCAATGCCTACGATTGCCGAGTGACTGAAATGAGAAATTACACCCCCATCCAGCTAAACGAAGGCACTTACCTAGCAGCGGAGTTCGCTGTTGATGTGTTTGCCGACTAGGAGAAAAACAAACAATGCCAAAGTTCATCGCCACAAACTACAATGTCACAATCAACGGCACAGACTTTAGTTCCTCACTTGCATCGGTTGAATTGCCGATTGAAGTAGAAACTCAGGACACTACCGCTTTTGGTGCAACATTCCGCACAGCAATCGCAGGATTGCAGACCGGCTCAATCACCCTAGAGTTCCACCAGGACTTTGGAGCAGGAGCCATCGACACAGTTCTTTACCCACTACTAGGCACAAACGCCACAGTGACAGTACGCCCAGCAGGAACCGCTACATCAGCAACCAACCCTGCCTTTACTGGTACTTACCTTGTGACCCAGTACTCACCTTTCAATTCAACGATCGGGGACCTAGCCACGCTATCAGTCACCTGGCCTTTGAACGGGGCATTGACTAGGTCAACAGTCTAAGACCATGCAAATCCCATTCATAGTTGAGTTTGTGGATGGTAATAAAGAAAAGGTTGTCACTGGCACCCCAGACTTTATTGCCTTCGAAGAGAAGTACAACTTGGCCATCACGACTATCCAGTCGGACCCTCGCCTAACCTACCTGAGCTTCATTGTTTGGAACTCGCTCCGCAGAGCTAAAAGGACTGACAAGTCTTTTGAGGACTTTGTGGAAACTCTGGACACAATCTCAGGCGATGATGCAGACCCAAAAGTCTAAAGATCAAGGGGCTAGGAGCTACTAGCCAGCACTACCTGATCGCTTACTTGGCCTGTGAAACAGGGATTGCACCCTCGGCTCTACTACAAGAGTCCGAGCGTATGCTCTTTACGATGCAGATGTATCTAAAGGGCAAAGCAGAACAGATGAGGCAATAATGATAAAGAGTATGTCAGTCGAGGTGTACGGCATTAGGGAAACCCTTGCCGAGATCCGCGATGTAGACAAAGACCTATTCTTTGAGATTAGGGCCTTCATGAAGCGAGCCGGTGACACCCTTGGTCGTAGGATTCAGGGCAACATCCCTTTGCTTGCACCTATCCGAGGCTTTAGGCACAATGGCCGAACAGCCTGGCGTGGTGCTACAACTAAGACAGTTGTAAGTGGTCGTAATGCTAGAGCTGGCATGGATGGTGCAACACCCCTTCTTCAGGTGATTGTGAATGGTGCAGCAGTCAGCATCGCAGACATGGCAGGTCGCGGTGGGGGTAAGACACGCTTGCAGACTACAAGGACTTACGAGTGGAAAGGCACTACTCGTAGGCACAATGTCACTACTCAGGGTCAAGAGATGATCAAGGCTTTAGGCATGAGCCCATCTCGATACATCTACCCAGAGGCCGAGCAGTCGGTCCCATTCATTCAGGGCTATGTGTTGCAGGGTGTTGAGCAATACACCAACAAGCTCAATAGAAACATTGAAGTGATTGGGAACCGATAATGGCCGGCATAAAAATCAACATCCTGAGCAACTTCAATGCTCAAGGATTCAGCAAGCTACAGAGGGAACTAAAGCGACTCGACACTCCTATCGAGAAGCTTGGGGCAGTCACTAGATCTCTAGCTCCTGCTGCACAGATTGGCCTTGTGGCTTTGACAGCCCTTGGTGCTTCTGCCCTTAGAGCAGCCGAGGATGCCCAGGTTGCTGACCGCAGACTTGCCAGCGTTGCAGACTCAATGAACCTGTTTGGAACTCAGACCGGTGCAGTGACCAAGCGACTACGCGACTTTGCAGACGCGACAATGAAGCAGACCGCGATTGACGATGAAGTCATCAAGGCAACACAGGCCAAACTACTTACCTTTAAGAACCTAGCTGCAACTGCCGATGTTATGGGTGGGGCTATGGACCGAGCTACCCTAGCTGCTATTGACTTGGCAGCAGCAGGATTCGGCTCGGCAGAAACTAACGCCACTCAGCTTGGTAAAGCTTTGCAAGACCCTATCAAGGGAATCACTGCCCTAGCCCGAGCTGGTGTGACATTCACCGAGCAAGAGAAGGCAAAGATAAAGGTCTTAGTGCAGTCGGGCAAGATGCTCGAAGCTCAGGACATGATTCTCTCGGCTATCGAAACTCAGGTCGGTGGCACCGCTGCTGCTACTGCAACAGGCTCGGCAAAGATGGCTGTGGCTTTTGGTGAGATGCAGGAAGCTATCGGAAACGCTTTGTTGCCAGTGCTAGAACAGCTTGTGCCACTTATCACCGGACTGTTTGATTACATTGCTAAAAACAGCGTTGTTATCTCTGTGCTTGCAGGAATCATGGGAGCCTTGGCAGTAGCCATCCTTGCTGTGAACTTCGCCCTAAACGCCAACCCGATTGTCAAGATCATTACCTTAGTTGCAGCTTTGGCCGCTGGTGCTGTTGTCCTAATCAACTACCTGGTCGGCTTGTCTGGTGGCTGGTCTAAGTTATTCGAGGCAATCGGTAAGGGCTTGACTGAGGTAGGCAGATTCTTTGGGCTTGTCTTTGACAGCATTAGCAACCTAGTGGTTGGAGTCATCAACGGCCTAGCCACAAGGTTTGAAAACTTTATCAACACAATCATCAGTGGACTAAACGGCATCATCAGCCTTGCCAATGCTGCCCTTGCAATCGTGTCAACTGTCACAGGTGGAGCTGTAAACATTCAGGTGCCAAAGGTCCCAACTGTTGTTATCCCAAAGGTGCCAGTAAA